ATGGGTATTCAGAATTTTCCGGCTGCGTTGCAGCCGATTATCCAGCAGGGATTTCTTGAGCGCGAGTTCGAGATGTCGCTCAAATCGCGGCTGGGGTATCGGTTGATTGCCGATCGTGAAGAGTTTTCTGTCGGCATCGGCGAGACGTTGACGAAGACGCGGGCCGGGTTGAAGCCGAGCGTGACGGTGCCGTTGGCGGCTGCGAGCAACACCAATCTGGATAACGGGCTGACCAGCACGAGCTGGGGCGTGGAGCAGTACACGATTACGCTGAATTTCTATGCGGCGACGCAGGATTTGAACATGGTGACGAGCCGTGTCGGCATCGCCTCGCAGTTCCTGCAGAATGCGGCGACGAATGGGGAGCAGGCGGCGCGGAGCCTGGACGAACTGGCGCGCAACGCATTGTTCGCGCCCTATTTCGGCGGCAATACCAGGGTGATCACCACGCTGACGTCGGCGGGGCCGAGCGTCGAGGTTGACGATGTCCGTGGATTTCAGATGGTGTTCGTCAATGGCGTGCAGCAGAGCGTGTCGAACACCTATCCGCTGACCGTTACTGTCAATGGCGGTGTTTATAGCGTGATCGGCGTGACGCCGGATGCGACGAACGTGTCGACGGCGCCGGACGGAATTTCCGGGGCGCTGCTGTTTGCGAGCAATGTCAGCGTGGCGGATGGCACAGCGGGCAATGCGGTGATCGCGGCGACGGCGAGCTCAATCGTGCGGCCGGCGGGGCGCGCGACGACTGCCGCGCTGCAGGCGACCGATACGCTGGCGATGGGCAATCTGTTGGATGCGGTGGCCCTGTTGCGGCGCAATGCCGTGCCGCTGGTGGATGGCGTGTATAATTGCTATCTCGATCCGGTTTCGGCGCGGCAGTTGTTTGCCGATCCGGACTTCAAGCAACTGTTCCAGGGCGCGACCTCGTCCAATCCGGTGTTCCGGCAGGGGATGGTGAGCGATTTTCTCGGCCTGCGCTTCATCACGACGACGGAGGCGTATGTTCAGAGCCATCCGTCGATCTCTGGATTGTATGTGCGCCGGCCGATCGTTTGCGGGCAGGGCGCGCTGATCGAGGGAGATTTTGCCGGCATGGCGGCGGATGATGTGGCGCCGAAGGACAGCCTGGTGAACGTGATCGACAATGTGGCGATGGTGACGCGCGAGCCGATCGACCGGCTGCAGCAGATCATCGCGCAGAGCTGGTACTGGATCGGCGGGTTTTGCGCGCCGTCTGACACCACGACCACGCCGACGACGGTGCCGACGGCGACCAACGCGAATTACAAGCGCGCGGTAATGATCGAGCATATCGGTTAAGGAGCGGGAGATGGCGACAGGTTCAACGCAGCCGTTTCGGCCGGCCGGAACGGCGAGTCTCGCCGCGTCCACCAGCTCCGCCAACGTGGCCTTGAAGGGCGGCGGCTCGGCGGTGCTGGTGTATAATGCGGCGTCCGCCACGGCGTTTTTTCAATTGGGTGCGTCTTCGTCGTTGGCGGCGTCGGCGGCGGGTACGCCGGTGCCGCCGGGGCAAAGGATGCTGGTGGATGGCGGGCCGTTCGTGAGCTACGCGGCGGCGATTTTGGCGGCTGGCACCGGCACCGTGTATTTCACGCTCGGCGACGGGGACACGTACTGAAATGTCGGTGACTGTGCCGGGCGCGTTCACGGATGCGCAGAAAGTCGATGTACGCCGGTTCTGCGGCTACCCGGCCTATGGCGCGGGGGCGGCCGGGTTCGAGTCCTGGCGGTTTTTCCAGGCCTTTGGCACGCTGGAATACCGGATGAATAATCTGGCGCCGGCGGAGATTGGCGTGACGTTGCAATATCTATCGACGCTTGCCGCTTTGGAGGCGGCGATTCCGCCGGCTTCTGATAATCTGGATACGGCAAGCGCCGCGGCGTGGACGCATAACCAGAACGAAACGGCTGACCGGACGGCGTTGTTCGATGCGTGGCGGCGGCGGTTATGCGGGTTTCTGGGCGTGCCGCCTGGCGCGGCGCTGGCGCAGGCCGGCGTGACGCTGGTGGTGTGAGATGGACGGGGTAAGGCTGGCGGACCGGCTGGCCTATGGCGCCGGATGTGCGGCCCGGCGCGTCGGGTTTTTGCACGATGCGTATCGGCCGAACGGGCCGCAAATGCCGATTGATCTGGCGAACCGGTTTTTGCGGTTGGCTGTAGCGTTTGTGCTGCCGGGCGGCAGCGTGGGCGCGCCAAGCGGGTTTGGGGTGCCGTTCCGGCAGGCCTGGGCGGATTGGAGCTATCTGCAGATCGGCGATTATTTGACGGGGCCGGAGGGCACCGTGTTTGTGGCGGCGATCGAGCCGCCGAAGCCGATGCTGGTGGTGATGACGAATGCGACGGTTTGTTTGTGGCGACCGGCGGCGCCGATTTTGCCGGGCGTGAACCCCTATGGCGCGGTGCTGCCGGGAACCGAGACGGCTTTGATCACCGGATTTCCGGCGAGTCTGTTGGTGGGCGGCGGCACTGTGGACCGGACGCATGTGGGGCTGCCGGATGACACCAAGGTGCCGGGGTTTGTTGCTTTGCTGCCGGCGGTGAACTGCGTGCAGCCGCTGGTCGCAGATATTCTGACCGATGCGGGCGGGGCGCGGTTTGTGGTGAATGCGGTGGAGATGGTGAGCGGCGTCTGGCGCCTGTCGATGAATCAGGCGGCGACCTGATGGCTGACCAGTCGGATGTGGAGACGGCGCTGGTGACGATCGTCGCCAATGCGCTCTATCCGAACGGCACGGCGGCGGCGAGCGCGGTTGGAGCGACGTGCCGGGTGTATCGCGGGTTGCCGACATCGCCGACCTTGGGCGCGGATCTGGCGGTTGGCGTTCTGCATGTCACCGTGGATGCCGGCGCGAATGTGAAGAATGTGACGCGGTTTCCGCGCAAATGGGAAACCGTGGCGCCGGTGCCGCCGACGTTGTTGGTGCTGGTGGCGCCGCAGAGTGCGAGTTTTTCAGGCACCTGCGCGGTGGGGCAATTGGCCGGTGTGGCGGTGAATGGCGCCACGTTTCCTTATGCAGTGCAGGCCAATGATTCGCCGGCGACGGTGGCGAGCAACCTGGCGGCGCTGCTGCGCGGCGCCGGTTGGTTCGTGGATTATGCCGGGACGACGATCACGCTGCCGAACGCCGATATGTTCACCGCGCGGGTGGTGAGCGGCGCGAATGCGTTACAGGAAATCAAGCGGCAGGTTCAGGATTTTCAGATCACGCTGTGGAGCCCGACGCCGCCGTTGCGCGATGAGGCAGGTTCGCTGATCGACCAGGCATTGGCGCGCCGGGCATTCATCGCGCTGGCGGACGGATCTTGGGCGCGGCTGATTTATCTTGGCAGTGACGCCGAGGATGGTGCTGCCGACGCGGCTCTTTACAAAAGGACGATCCGCTACAGCGCCGAATATCCGACGACGCGCGGCAAGCTGGTGCCGGCGATGCTGTTCGGCACCGGGAATTTCAACGCGAATGCCGAATTCGTCGAAACCTTACAAGGATAAGAGGGATTTCTTCATGACATATCAGTTGGTGGTGCTGAAGCCCTTCGAGGGTTTCCGGCGCGGCGACGTGATCAAGGACGCCGCCGCCGTGCAGAAGATTTTGGCCGGTCCGCAGGCCGGCTTCGTCGTGCGTGTCACCGCCGGAAAGGATTGAAACGATGCCAGTTTTTGCCGCAGGGGCGTTGAACACGACGGCGCTGATCGTACCCGATCTGTATGTGCAGATTGTGCCGCCGCAGAGCCTGCTGCTGAACGGCGTGCCGACCGACGTTTTGGGCGTGGTCGGCACCGCGAGCTGGGGGCCGGTCGGGGAGCCGACGATCATCAGCGATATGGCAAGCTACGCCACGGCGTTCGGGCCGGTGATGGCGCGCAAATACGATATGGGCACGCAGGTTGCGACCGCCGTGCAGCAAGGGGCGGCAAATTTCCGCTGCGTGCGGGCGACGGATGGGACGGATACGGCGGCTTCGGTCTCGCTGCTCGGCGCCGTGACGTTCACCGCGCTTTATACGGGCAGTCTGGGCAACGAGCTGACGCTGACCTTGTCGGCGGGGTCGGCCGCGAATTCCTGGCAACTGACCGTGGCGTTTCCGGGGCAGACGCCGGAGGTTTACAACAACATCACCGGCTCGGGCGCCGCGTTCTGGAGCAATCTGGCGAATGCGGTGAATGCAGGCAACGGGGCGTTGCGCGGCCCGTCGCAACTCGTCGCTGCGACCGTGACATCTTCGGGCGCGACGCCGCTTGCCGGGACCTACCCGTTTTCAGCTGGAACGCCTGGGACCGATGGCGCGGCGACGGTCACCGCCGCGACTCTGGTGGGGAGCGATACGCTGCCGCGGCAGGGTATGTATGCGTTGCGCGGCCAGGGATGCTCGATCGCGCTGCTGGCGGATGCGGATGATCCGACGCAATGGAGCGTGCAGGTCGCGTTCGGGCTGTCGGAATCGGTTTACATGATTCTGACCGGGCCGGCCGGGGATAACATCGCCAATGCGGTTCTGGTGAAGGCGGAAGCCGGCATCGATACCTATGCGGCGAAGATGATGTTCGGGGACTGGATCTATTGGTACGATCAGGCGAACCAGCTGACGCGGCTGGTATCGCCGCAAGGCTTCGTGGGCGGGAGGCTGGCGAATTTGTCGCCGGAGCAGTCGTCGCTGAACAAGCCGCTGTTCGGGGTGATTGGCAGCCAGAAATCTGGGCAGCCGGGCGGGGGGACGGCGACGACCTATGCGACGGCCGATCTGTCGGCACTGCTGTCCGCGGGGATCGACGTGATCGCCAATCCGCAGCCCGGCGGCGCGTACTGGGGTGTGCGAGGCGGGCATAACGCGTCGTCGAACGCGGCCATCGATGGCGATAACTACACGAGGCTGACGAATTACATCGCCAGCACTCTGTCCGCCGGCATGGGGCCTTATGTGGGGCAGCTGGTGAATACGACGCTGTTCCAGAATATCCGCGCGACGCTGCTGGCGTTCTTGAATGGGCTGCTGGGCCAGGGGCTGCTTGGCAGCACCGACGGGTCGCTGCCGTTCGCGGTGGTGTGCGATGATTCCAATAATCCGTCGAGCCGGACCGGGCTTGGCTATGTGCAGGCGGATGTGCAGGTGCGGTACCAGGCGATCAACGAGAAGTTCATCGTGAACGTGCAGGGCGGGCAGACGGTGCAGGTGAGCAAGCAGACTTAGGAAAGCGCTTCCTTTTTGAAAAAAAGAAGCAAAAAACTTTTGCTTACTGCGGGCCTTGGCATGGGCGTGCCACAGCCCCCAGGAGTAAAAGTTTTTTTGCTTCTTTTTTTTCAAAAAAAGAAGCGCTTACTTCCTAAAACGAAGTTTTAGAGGAACTGACAATGCCATTCAATACATTCTCGGTTGGCAGCGACTGCCAACTCGTCGTGATGGGGCCGTTCGGGCGGGTTGATCTGTCTTATGTCACCGGCTTCGAGGCGAAGCAGGTCACGCAATCGGTGCGGGTGGACCGGCTGGATGGCGTGCAAATGGGCGCCGAGCTGCCGCGGGGCTGGACCGGGACGTTCACCTTGGATCGCGGCTCGCCGGCGGCGGATGATTTTATCGCGGCGATCGAGCAGGCCTATTTCAATGGGCAGTCGATCGCGGCCGGGACGTTGTATCAATACGTTAATGAACCTGATGGTTCGACGTCGACCTTTCAGTTCAGCGGTGTCGTGTTCAAGCTGACATCGGCGGGGGCCTATAAGGGTGATGCGCCGGTCGCGCAGCTGTTGGATTTTTTCGCCTCCAGCCGCGTGAGCGTGTGATGGAGCGGATCATTACGGACAGGGCTGGGCGCGCACTTTCGTTGCGGCGCGTGGGCGTGTTGGAGACGCTGCGGCTGTACAAGGCGCTGGGGCCGGAGCTTTCCGTGAACGAGGCGTATATGGGGCTCGCGACTATTGCGGCTTCCGTCGCGGTGCTGGATGGCGTGCCGATGCCGTTCCCCGGCAGTGAGGCCGGTGTTGAGACTGTGCTGGAGCGCCTAGGTGAGGATGGTGCGAGCGCAGTCGCCGCAGCGATTGCGCCGACGCCGCTGGACAACGTGGTCGCGCACGCGGGAAACTGAGCCGGCACCCTGGGCTGATCGACTGCTTGTATCTGGTGAAGTGTGGGGTGCCTTACGATGTGGCCTGCCGGTTGGATGATGACGAACGCATGGCCTATGTTGTGGTATTCGGGCAATTGGACGGGCTGACATTCGACTGGCGGCGGCTGGGTTGGGTTGATGGCTGAGATGAATCATTCTTGGTTGATTCGCCGGCCTGCTGTGTACCGGGCTGCGCTTGCCATTGCTGGTGAAGGCCGGGTTTCCGTGGCGCCGGTCCTGCGAAGGGCGGTGCATAAGACGACGCCTCTTAGAAGAATAAATTTTGCAGCCGGTGTAAGTGCCGCTGCGGCGACAAGGCGGTTTTCGCCGGGATCAGCCGCGGCTGCGATCGCACGGCAGTCTTGTGGTGCGGCAGTTTGGCTTACTGCACGGTCCGTTTACGCCGGATCCGGTGTGAATCCGCAGGGAACGGCGCGCCTGTTGGCGTTCGCAGCGCCCGCTGGCCGAAGCCGGATGTTCATTTGGCCGCGCGAGGCGCCGGAATCTCGTTTTTACCAATTCGTTGCGATTGGTATGAACGTGGCGAGGGGCCTGTGCGGATTTCAGACGCGGGGGAAACGCGTGCGGCGCGGCGCTGGCGCCCTGAGCCTGCAGACGCGTCGCGGGCCCGATCTCGCTGCGAACGGCGGTGAAAGTTTTCGGCGGGCGCGACTTGGAACCCTGCCACGCCTGGCACCGGTCCGGAGGCCGCGCGAGAGTCAAGCTTCGGTCTCTGCTTTGACGCCGGCGTTGTCGGCGCCGTCAAATTTTGCGGTGACCCGGCCGTTGCGCCCAGTCGCGCAGGGCGCGGCGCCCGCGCCTGCTAACAGAGAGAATACAAATTCTGCTGCCACGGTTTTGCCGGAGGCGGGGAACGGGGTGGCCGATGGGCAGCTTTCGGCGATGCGACTTGATCGCGCCATCGATGACTATCTCGCCCGACAGTCGCGGCTGCCGCCTTCTGGCATGACGGGCTTTGATCCGCGGCTCAGCCCGGCCTGGGCTGGGTTGCAAATTCCGGGGTAGCGATGGGCAACGTTGTCATCACACTTGGGACTGTGACGTTTCAGGACTTTGAAGTCCCGGAAAAGATTGCGCTCGGCGGCGCGCAGCGCATCGCGGTGCATCAATTGATCGGCGGTGGCCGTGTCGTGGATGCGCTTGGTGATGCCCCGGCGAAGATCAGTTTTTCCGGCGTCTTTTCTGGCGGCGATGCGGCAGCGCGGGCACAGACTCTCGACGCGGCAACGGCACTGGGCGCGCAGCTTCCGCTGTTCTGGGACAGTTTCTTCTATACGGTCGTCATCGGGGCGTTTTCGGCGAGCTACGAAAAGCCTTGGTGGATACCATTTACGATCAGCTGCGTCGTGGTGATCGATCCGGTGGCGGAAATCGCATCAGCGGTATCGTCGGTGACCACGTTGATCGCCAATGACATAGCGTCAGCGGTCGCGCTGGCACCGCAGGCCGGCATTTCATTGCCGCTTGCCGGAGCCGCGAGCATGGCCAGTTTGAGTGGCGCGCAGGCCGTCGTCTCGACCGGTCTGGCGACCGCGAATGTTGCGTTGAAGAGCGGCGTCGGGTTGTTGAATACGGCCATTGATGCGCCGGCGGCAATTGGCGGGCTGGCGCAAGTGGTTGCTTCGTCCGGCCAGCTTGCGGCGTTGTCCGGAATGACGGGCTTCCTCAATCGGGCGGCGACCAACATGGCGAATGAGCTGACATGACCACGCAAACGATCACCGTCGTCGGCGGCAATCTGTTCGCGCTTGCGGCGCAATATCTGAATGATGCAACGCAATGGATCCGGATTGCACAGGCCAACGGACTCTCGGACTCGCAACTGGTCGGATTGACAACCCTCATCATCCCGCCGGTGAATCCGGGGGCTGGCGGCGGCATTGCAAGTTAATCAGCCGCAAGTCCAGGTCAGCATCGGCGGGGCGGCAATTGCGGGCGCGGTGTCGGTCGAGATCGAGCAGGTCGCTTATTTTGCGGCGGACCGGTTCGTGGTTAAGTTTGCGATTGGGGGCTCAGCCGCGGGTGCGGCCTATTTCGCATCCTTGGGCGCGCAGACGGTGGCAATCGAGCTGGCGTTGCTACCTGGCGGGTTTGTGAGTGTGTTGACCGGCCAGGTGGACAACATCCGGCTCGACCTGTTGCAGAACACGGCGACGCTGACCGGGCGGGATTTGTCGGCCAGGTTGATCGATACCGAGATCGCCGAGACATTCGCCAACCAGACCGCGAGCCAGATTGCCGCAACGATTGCCGCGCGGCATGGTTTGACGGCGAATGTGACAGCGACCAGTACGCCGGTCGGGCAGTATTACGATCTTGACCATGCCAGGAGCGCGCTGGGGCTGAACTCGCGCGCCGGTACCGAGTGGAATTTGCTTTGTTGGCTTGCGCTGATCGAGGGGTTTTCGCTCTCCGTTACTGGCGCGACGTTGAATTTTGGGCCGGCGCCGAGTGCCCCGTCGCTGTCTCTGACGCCGGCTGATTGCATGGAGCTGATCCTGGACAGCGCAACCGCCATACCGGGGACCGCGACGGTGAAATCCTGGAATACGCGCAACAAGACGGTCGTGACGCAGACGGCCGGGTTGGGCCAGGGACTTAGCACTACGCTGATCCGGCCCAATCTGACCAGCCAGCAGGCGATGAATTTTGCCAGCCGTCACCTGGCGGGCCTGGCGCAGCATGGCACGATCATGGTGGCCAGGATGCCGGGCGAGCTGGCGCTGGTGCCTGGTTCGACGATCAGCTTGAGCCAGACTGAGTCGGCTTTCGACCAGACCTATATGGTCGATACGATCCGGCGGTCGATCGATGCAGGGCGCGGTTTTACGCAGATCGTTCGTGCCCACGCGGTGAATTGAGGCAGAGCGGTGGATCAGTTCTGGAATGCCGTAAAGGCGCACGCCGGCGGGCTGGATGGGTTGGCAGGCGTCGTGCGGTTCGGGCTGGTATCGAGTTTCGACCCCACCGCCTATGCGGCGCGCGTGCTGATGCAGCCGGAGAATGTGCTGAGCGGGTGGCTGCCGATCCTCTCGGCCTGGGTTGGCGCCGGCTGGGGGCTCGCGGCGCCGTTGACGCCGGGCAGCCAGGTGCTGGTTGTGGCGCAGGAAGGCAGTTCCGAACAGGGTGTTATCGTGGGTTGCGTGTGGTCGGCGGTCGATGCGGCGCCAGGCGCGCCAGCCGGTGAGCTATGGATGCAGCATCAGACGGGAAGTTGCGTGAAACTGTTGAACGACGGCACGATAACGCTGCAGGCCGCGACCGTGAATGTGATCGGAAATCTTATCGTCAGCGGCGATATCTCCGACCGCGGTGGCGCGCATGGCACGCTGGCGGCGCTGCGCAACGCGTATGACGAGCATACGCATACCGATCCGCAAGGCGGCAGCACCGGATCGCCTTCGGTGACCGTCTGATGGCTGATCTGGCTCTTACCTTCGGCGGTGATTTGTCGGTCAGCCCGACCGGCGACATCGCGCTTTCTGACGGCACAACATTGACCCAGCAGCGGGTGCTGCGGCGGTTGCTGACGAATCACGGCGGCTATATATGGCAGCTTGGTTATGGCGCCGGGCTCGCGCAATTTGTCGGGCAGCCGGCGGCGCCGGCGGCCATTCAGGCGATCGTGCGCGGGCAAATTCTCAAGGAGGCCGCAATTGCTAACAATCCGGCGCCGGTCGTCACCGCCCTCGGTGCGGATGACGGCACGGTCACCCTGACCATCACCTACACCGACGCCTACACCCAGCAGAGCAGCATCCTGACCTTTCCGGTATCGCCATAAATGCAACTTTCCCTGCAAAACTTTACGACGCTGGTCGAGAACATGGCCGCCGCCGTGCAAGGTGCCGCCGCCAGCCTGCTCGACCTCACCGTCGGGTCGGTGCTGCGGGCGATTCTCGAGGCGAACGCCTCGTTGGCGCTCTGGCTGCAATGGCTCATCGTCCAGGTGCTGGCGACCACGCGGCTGGCGACCAGCACGGGTGCGGATTGCGACAGTTTCGGGGCCGATTTCGGGTTTTATCGCTTGCCCGCGGTCGCGGCGGCCGGGTTCGTGACCTTCTCGCGCTTTTCGCCGAGCATTGCGGCGCTAATTCCGGTCGGCACCGATGTTGCGACAACGGCGAACACCCAGGGTTTCACGGTCACGACAGATATGACAAACCCTGCCTATAGCGCCGCTTGCGGCGGCTATGTTTTGGCCGCCGGCGTCGGCGGCGTCACCGTGCCGGTCGCCGCGAGTGTCGCGGGAAGTGCCGGCAACGTCCAGCCTGGCGCGATATCCGTCCTGTCCTCGGCGGTGGCGGGGGTCGATACCGTGACCAATTCGCTGGCGCTCGCAGGCGGCCAGGACGCGGAGAGCGACGCGGCGTTCCGCACGCGGTTCGGCAGCTACCTCGCCAGCCTCTCGAAGGCGACGGATGTCGCGATCGGCGCCGCGATCACCTCGATCCAGCAAGGCCTGACCTACGTCATCAGCGAGAACATCGACCAGACCGGCGCCACCCAGATGGGTCATTTCGTCGTCACCGTCGATGACGGGTCCGGCGCGCCGCCAGCCTCGCTATTGTCCACAGTGCAGGGTGCGGTGGACGCGGTACGCCCGGTCGGCAGTAGCTTTGCGGTGCAGGGGCCGGTCGTCTCGCCCGCCGATGTTTCGATGACAATCGCAAATCTTGAAGGCGTCTCGCATCAACTGATGGTTGCCGCGGTCGCGAGGGCGATCGAAACCTATATCGCGAGCCTGAGCGTCGGCGCGACGCTTAATTATACTCGCCTCGCGCAACTGGCATACTCCGCCTCAGGTTCGATTACGAATGTCAGCGCGGTTCTATTGAACGGCGGCACCGCAGATTTGGTACCGCCGCTGTTTGGCGTCATTAGAACCGGGATAGTAACAGTTTCCTGAACGACTGAGCAAAGCAAGAAAGCGCTTCTTTTTTGAAAAAAAGAAGCAAAAAACTTTTGTTTAATGCGGGCGTTGGCATCGACCGGGCTAACGCACTAACGAACGGACATCTGCTAAATTGGGCTTGGGCGGTTAAACCAACATGGATATAGTCCGAAAGTTTTTTGCTTCTTTTTTTCAAAAAAGAAGTGCTTTTTTTAACCGCGCTCAAGCATGATCGGCGACAACAACGATATGCTGGGCCGCCTGAAATCGGTCCTGCCAGCGCGTTGGTTTGGCGATGCCACGCCGATCCTGGACGCGCTGCTCAGCGGCCTGGCGGCGGCATGGAGCGGTTTGTACGGTCTGTTGACCTACGCGCGGTCGCAAACGCGCATTGCGAGCGCCTCGGGAATTTTTCTCGATATTGCGTCGGCCGACTATTTTGGCACAGCCCTGCCGCGCGGCCCTGGCGAGAGCGACGCCGCCTTCAGCTTGCGGATCCGCGCCAATCTCATCGCGCCGCGGGCGACGCGCGCCGCGCTGGTCACCGCGCTGACAAATCTGACAGGCCGCGCACCGCAGATTTTCGAGCCGCTCAATGCGGCGGATACGGGCGGCTATGGCGCGGGAACGCTCGGCTACGGCGTTGCGGGCGGGTACGGGTGCAAGCTGCTGCCGTACCAGTTTTTCGTTACTGGCTATCGCCCGAACGCGACGCCTGTCAGTAATGCCGGCGGTTATAATGATGGCCCCGGCGGCTATGGCGCGGCGCCGATGGTCTATGCCGATCTGGCGGCCATTCCGGGCATGGTGAGTGACGCGGACATCTACGCCGCGGCTGCCGGCGTGCTGCCGACCGCCAGCATCGCTTGGATGAATCTTTCTAACTGAGGATCACGCATGGATCGCAACATCGTCTATCCCGGCAGCATTCCGCTGGATACCGACATCCTCAACCTGAACCGCAACGCGATGACCGCGATCAGCGCGCTGACGGCCTCGGTGCTCGGCAGCAACGTAGTGGTCGACGGCCTGGCCTGCACCGCGACCGCGCCGGCCTCGCTGACCGTGAATGTGGGGCCCGGCAGCATTACGCAGTTCACCGCGCTCGATGCGAACCCCTACGGTTCGCTCGGCGCCGACACGACCGACCAGATCGTAAAGACCGGGATCAACCTGGAAGCCTCCAGTTTCACGCTGACGCCGCCGGGGACCTCCGGCCAATCGATCAACTACCTGATTGAAGCGGCGTTTTCCGAGACCGATACGGATGCGGTGGTGCTGCCTTATGTCAACGCCGCCAACCCTTCGCAGCCATATTCCGGGCCGAGCAATTCCGGCACCGCGCAGACCACGCAGCGCATTCAACGCGTGCAACTGCAGCTCAAGCCGGGTGCGGCCGCTTCGTCCGGCGCCCAAGCGACCCCTGCGGTCGATACGGGCTGGGTCGGGCTCTACGTCATCACGGTCAATTACGGCCAGAGCGCGGTGCATAACGGAGCGATCAACATCGCGCCCGGCGCGCCTTTCGTCAGCTACAAGTTGCCGCTGCTGCGGCCGGGCTTCTCTTCGGTCCAGGTCTTCAACAATAACGGCTCATTCATTGTGCCGAATGGGGTGAGCGCGGTGCGCGTTACCGTCATCGGTGGCGGCGGCGCCGGCGGCTATCACAGCAGCTTGCCGGGCGGGGGTGGTGGCGCCGGCGGCATGGCGATCGGCATCGTCACGAACCTCACCCCGGGGCAGGAGATCGCGGTGACGGTTGGGGCCAGCGGCGCCGGGACGCCGACGCCGGCGTTCGGAAACGATGGCGGCACGTCGAGCTTCGGCGACTATCTGTCCGCCAGCGGCGGGTCCGGCGGCGGCGGCGGCACCTCGGCGGCGTTCTCGATGCCGGGCGGGGCGGGCGGCATCGGCTTCGGCGGCAATTATAATTTCGGCGGGTCGATGGGCACCGACTCGATCGCCGTCGCCTGCCGGGGCGGGGACGGTGGTGGGCCGGGCGCCGGCAAGGGGAGCAGCGGCCCGCAGAACGGATATACGGCGAACGGCTATGGCGGCGGCGGCGGCGGCGGCGGCTGCAGCACCGGCGGCAATCCACAAGGCTATGGCGGCGGCGCCGGGTCGGTCGGCATCGTCTTCGTGGAATACTGAGAGGCCGTAGCCATGAGCACACCCGCAAGCCATATCTGGCGGCCGTCGAATGCGCGCTACGTGCAGATCGATGGTTTTGTGCCCACACCGCGCGGTCCGCAAATCCCGCCCGCGACCCCGCTGGCCTGGCCGGCCAAGGACCCCAGCGATACGCTGGACTATGTCTTCGACATCTCGCCGGCGCTCACTGCCAATCCCGGTGATACGATTGCAACGCTCGACGTGCTGATCAGCCCCGACAACCCCGGGGATCTTACGCTTGCCTCATCGACCGCCGATGGCGCCTGGGCTGTGCTGTGGCTGACCGCGGGGCAGCCGCAAACGACCTATACGGTGACTGTGACGATCACCACCACCGGCGGCCGTACCCTCGCGCGCAGCATCTCGCTCCCTGTGGTATCGCTGGCTTCGGTGCCCGCGCCGGTTTCGGCGCTGACGACGCCGGCCGGGCAGGCGCTGACGGACCCGACCGGAACGCCGATCACGACGATCTAAACGTAAGAAGAAGCAAGCGCTTCTTTTTTGAAAAAAAGAAGCAAAAAACTTTCATTTACTGCCGGCTGTGGCACCGAGCGCGTCGCCGCCCCCAGGAGCGAAAGTTTTTTGCTTCTTTTTTTTTCAAAAAAGAAGCGCTTTCTTCCTGTTTTTTCTAACTCTTCTGGGGACGATCGCATGCCGACAATCGGACAATTGCCGTTGGCCAATTCGGTCGCGGACACCGATCTGGTGCCGATTTTCCAGAATGACCAGACCCTCGGTGCGACCCGCGCGCAGATACTGGCGGGCGTGCAGGCGGCGCTCAGCCTGCCGCAGAACACGCTGCTGGGCGGCGCCAGTCCAGGGACCGCGCCGCCGGTTGCCATCACCATCGGCGCCAATCTCGCCCTGACAGGCACCACCCTGGCGGCGGCAGCGGCGCCGTTCGAGATACCATCGTTGCCGGGCGGCAACACGCCGGGGTCGTCGGACATCGTGCCGATCGGGCAGGGCGGCGCCAATGCGGGTGTTAGCTACACCAACTTCCTGTCAGGAATGGGCGGCGTTGCCGGGCTGCCGGGCGGCGCGCTGACCGCCAAGGCGACAGTGGCCACGACGACCCGAACGCTCGCGGCGCTGGCGATGAACGCCGTCTCGATCGAGGATTTCGGCGCCGCGGGGGATGGCGTCACCGATGACAGCGGCGCGTTGTTGGCGGCCATCGCCAGCGGAAATCCGGTCCGGCTCGGTGCCAAGACGTACGCCATCATAGGGGAATGCGACGTCACCGCCGCCAGCTGCACCCTGCTCGGCGTGCCGGGGGTCACGATCATGCAGCGCCTGAACCAGTCGAACTCCGGCACGTCGTCGCCGGCTGCCTGGCTCAGCTTTTCGTCAGCGACTCTGTTCATCGACGGCATCATATTTGACGCCAACAACACGATCACCAAGAATACGTGTGGCGTCGCGGTGCAGGCCAGCTGCACCAAGTCGATCGTCACCCGCAGCGTTTTCCGCAACGCCAGCGGGTCCGGCAACGGCTCCGGGCTCACCTATCTGCCGAGCGATCCGGCGATCACCCAGCACCATATCGACGGCTGCGAGTTCTATAACAACGCGGCGAACGGCATCACCGTGTTTGCGACGGAGGCGCTCAGCATCACCAATTGCCGGGCCCACGACAATGGCGGCGATGGCATTCATGCCGACAGCCAAGACCCGACCTTCACGCTGAAACTTCGCAACCTGCACATCGTCGGCAACACCTGCTGGAACAATGGCTGCGGCATCATCGTCGGCAATTTCAACGAGACAAACAAGGGCAACAACGTCGTCTACGGCAACGCCAATCCGGACGTGCTGGGTGCGCTGATCGCCGCCAACAACTGTTATTCCAACCGCAATTACGGCATCTATATCTCCGGCCGTAACATTCTGGTCAGCGGCAATCTCTGCGCCAATAACAGCACGGTCTATACCAGCGGCGCCGGGATTCTCTGCGATACGGGTTATTGCAAAGTCACCGGCAACATGATCACTGGCGCCTCCGACTTCGGCATCGATTGCGGCGGCTCGATCTACACAGAGGTCGCCGACAACTACATCGACGGCGCGCTGATCGGCCTGAATATCGGGGGCGGCCAGAACTGCATGGCGCGCAACAACTTCATCCAGGATCCCACCGGCGTCGGCATCGCCGTGCAGAATGTCGAATCTGACGGCACCGGCAACGATTTCAACCTTGCCTGCTACGATCTCTCGATCATCGGCAACTGGATCAATTACAGCGGTTCCGTGACCGCCATCCTGATCCGGGATGCGCCGCAGAATATCGTGGTGACCGACAACATCATCCTTGCGGAGCCAGGCGCCAATCTAACCACTGCCATTTCCGCCTACACCGACAGCATCACCATGCGCGGCAATCTGCTGAACGACCTCACCCGCTGGTCGGTCAACCCCAGTACGTTCAATGGCGTGTATACGCTGATCGTACCGGATATCGCGGATGCGGTCTCGGTGCAGCAGGCGAGCGCACCGATCGCCAGCATCATCACCCAGCAAGGCAGCGAAGCCGTGGGCACGATCGTCTTTTGCAAGGTCGTCAACGGCGGTAGCGGCTATACCAGCGCGACGGTGAGCTTTAGCGGGACGGGCAGCGGTGCCGCGGCGAATGTGTGGCTCTCGGCCGGCGCGGTGCTCGGCATTCAGATGACGGCGTTCGGGTCAGGCTACGGGCCTGGGACGACGGCGACGATTTCCGGGAACGGCAGCGGCGCCACGCTCACCGTGCAGGTTGGCCTGCCGGTGTGGCAGAACCACGAATTGACCATCGACTGCATGACCGACGTCACCTTCGCGGCCGCCGGCAGTTCGCCGGCGCAGACCAACTGGACCAACGCGCCGATCACCATCCCGACCGGCTCCGCCATCGACTGGATCGGCAATAACGGCGCCTGGCGCGCCGCGCGCTTCTCACAGAATGACTATGTTTCACCGAATGGCGATGGCAGCGTGACGCTGCGGACGCAGTCGGGCGATATCTCGCTGCACCCGGCGGGTGCCGGCATGGTCAGGCTGATCTCCGACACCGAACCGACCGGCGCGGTGGACCTGATCGGCCGCGGCTCGCCACAGAACGTGGTTTCGGCGCCGCCAGGCTCGACGTTCCGCAACCTGAACGGCGGCGTCGGTGTCACGTTCTGGGTCAAACAGGCCGGAACCGGCAACACGAATTGGGTGGCTGTGGCTTAGCAAGCAACGCCAGGGGGGCGTTGGCCCTCTGTTCCCCCGCCATGACTGGGTTCCAAGGCCTCAGGCCTTGGCGGGGGTCCAGGGGGCAGAGCCCCCTGGCCTTGCTTTCTGAGAGACAGCCTCCCGCTTCGCTCTGAAGGGGTTCGACATGACAACCATAGCGCAACTGCCGCCGGTCGCGACGGTCGGGTCCGGCGATCTGCTGCCTTTGTCGCAGGCGGGGCTGACCTATTCCGTTACCGTCTCGCAGCTTACTGCTACTTTGCAGCCGCTGATCAGCGTACCGAGTGGCGATCTACTCGGGCGCAACAGCGTTGGCGCCGGCTCGCCTGAGGCGGTGACCGTCGGCACCGGGCTGGCGCTGGCGGCGGGGATGTTGGCGGCCAATGGCGGCGACCATGCCGGGTTTCCGGTGCAGGCGGTAATGTCGCTGACGGACAGCGTGGTGATTGAGGCAGATGCGGCGCCTGGTCTGCTGCCGGTCACAGCGTTGCGCGGCCTGTTCAGCGCCGGCGGCGGCATCAGCATCGATGACAACGGGGTCATCGCGGTCACGGCATCCGGCATTGCCGGTCCGGCGGGTCCGCAAGGTCCCACCGGTGCGCCTGGGCCGGCCGGGCCGCAAGGCCCTGCCGGCGCCACCGGCCAGGGGCTGCTTGCGCCGGGCACCGAGACGGCGGTCAGCGCCATCGGCGCTTCAGATTACGTCGCCATCTGGCAGAACGGCGCGAATGCCTGGATCCCTTATGGCCAGTTGATCGGCGGCCAGACGATCAACCAGTTGCCGGCCGCTTCGCCCGCCGCCGACAGCGATACGTTGCTGGTCGCGCAAGGCAGTTCGTCGCTGAACGTGCAGAGTTTCGGCGCGATCTGGACCTATCTGCAGGCCAAGATCCCCAGCCTGAAGACCGATGTCGTCGAGCTTACCAGCAACACGGTGCTGGACGCGACCGCGCATAACGACCGGCTGCTGGTGGCCAGCCAGCCGATCACGCTGACCGCGAATTTCGCCAATATGGGCTCCGGTTTTTCCTGCACGCTGATCAATCTCAGCGCCGGGTCCGTCACCATGGGCACAGGCATCACGTCGGGCTCAGGCGGCACGGTGCTGCCGCCTGGCGGGTCGACGAGCCTGGTTGGCATAACCTATTCGGGCGGCTCGCTTGTGTGGTGGAGCGGCATTGTGCCGAATGCGCCGACCTTGACGGTGGCGTCGATCTCAGCCCCGGCGCCCGGGGCGGCCTTCACCGTGACAGGCGGCATTTTCAACGACGCGCCGACCGCGCTGGATGTTTCCAGCAATGGCGGCTTGAGCTGGAGCGAGGTCTCCGGCCCGGTGATCACCGCCAACGCTTATAGCTTCACGATGCCCGGTCTGGCCGCCGGCACGTACACGGTGCAGGTGCGTGACCACGCCAACCCGGCGGTGCTCGGCGTCTCGAACGCCTTTACCATCATTCCGCCCTCAGTTGGTATTGACGCGCTGCCTGCCAGCGTCACGCTGGGGGCGGCGATTGCGGTCGCGGGGACGGTTTCGCCCGACGGCGCCGCCGTGGAGGTTGGGTATTCGAGCAGCGCGACGGCGGCGCCGGCGAGCTGGGTTGCGGGCACGGTGACCGGCAGCGGCTGGACTGCCAGCCTGACCCCGGAAGCGGCGGAGATGATCTATATCTGGGCGCGGCAGACCTCCGATAGGTCCGTTCAGGTGATTTCCTCGGCGATCAGCGTCGTTACCGCGGCGCTGACCGTCAGCGCGCCGGCGACCGGCACGGCCGGCTCTGCCCTCGCCATTACGGGCACGGTCAGCCCGGCGGCGGACGCCGTGAATGTTGCCCTTGCGACGCAGAACGAAACCGCGCCCGCATCGGGATGGACGGCGGCCGTAACCAATTCGGGCAGTTTTGCGGCGTCGCTGACGCCGGTGGCGGCCGGCACCTATTATGTCTGGGCTCAGGATGCCGCGAGCGGCCTGACCGCCGTCTCCGGCGCCATCACGTTGGCTGCCCAGGCCGGCGGCATTTACAGCGTCAACAATCCGGGTGGCACGAATACCCACGGTGTCGGCAGCATCGGGATCAATGGCGGCATCTCGCCTCCCCAGTCGATTGCCACCCAGGTCGCGCTTTCGACATCCGGCACGGTCGCCCCGACGACCGGGTGGCAGTCGGCGCTTGTCATCAACAATAACTCGATGTGGGCGATCTACTACCCGACGCCGGCGGCGCCGGGCGACTACTATGTGTGGGTCGAAACCGCCGCTGGCGACAGCCAGACCGTCTCCACCTTTACCCTTACGGTCAGCTGAGTGGCGTTCCTTTTCACCTCCCCTGGCGCGCCGCTGCTCACCGGCGTCAATGCGCGCGCCCTGGTCAGCGCGCTGGCGCCCGGCAGCACGCCGGCTGCATCTTTGTTCTCTGGCCCGTTCCCGTCCGACATTTCCGGCCTGTCCGGCTGGTGGGATGCCGGGCTGCTCGCCGGCCTGCTCGACGTCACCGGCGCCCCGGTCACCACCGCGAACACCGTCGTCGGCTCGGTCATGGACAAATCCGGCGGCGGCAACGCGCTCGCGCCGTATCACATCGCCGCCGACACAAGCCCCGCAAGCACGATCGCGACCGCCCGCGTGAACGGCTATCTCGGCGCCGTCGGGGCGCCGGACCCGACCATCGTCACCTATGGCCCAAGCCTCGATCCGGATTGGGGTCTGTCGCATCCCGGCTTCGAGCTCGGCGCCGGCGCGGCCTGGACGCGCTACCTGGTCTGGACCCGGCCGAATCTGCGCCAGGGTACGTATTACGTCGATGCGGATCCGATCCCGCTGCTGCATTGCACGGCCAATGGCGCGACAGTGCTGCGCGCGGACAGCAACGGCGCCAACCTGACCTTGTTTCCCGGCACCGCCAGCCAGACGGTGCTCTCGACGACGATCACCCGCCGCCACACCCATGCCGTCATCCTGCGCAACACGCCGAATATCGGCGTGGACGCCTGGCTGGACGGCGTGCAGGTGGCCAGCGCCATCAACAATCCGTTCGCCGCGAGCGTGAACGGGCAGGTGCTGTTTCTGCACGACGGCAGCATCCAGGGTTCCGCCCAATGCTGGTTCCACGAGGCCGCCACCTGGGAACGGGCGCTGGATGCCGGCGAGATCAGCACGCTGATTGCCGCGCAGGCGCGCTGGTTGCGGGGCGCCAGGCGCGGCGTCAGCGTGCTCGTCATGGGCCAGTCGAACGCCGCCTGGTTCGTTAATGCCGGCGCGCCGCTGGCGATGGCGCAGGGCGTCGCCTGGTATCTCGGCGCCGCCGCCTACGCCTTTGACGGGCTGCCCTCCGGCACCTACATCTCGCCCTCGCGCTATTCGATCATCTCCGGCCACCCGATATCCAACTCTTCGCCGCCGCTGTTCCCGCCCGGTCCCGATAATGGTACATTCCTGACCAATCCCGGCGACGGCTCGGACCCTTCCACCTGGTCCGGCGGGCCGGACTTCGCGGCCCTCACCAACTATCTGACCGGTGCCTCCGCCCTCGTCTCCACGCTTGACGAGGCCGATATCGCCTTCCTGGTCTGGCCTTGGTCCGAGCAGGACAGTACCATGCCCTACAGCAACAAGTCCTTGTACGAGGGCACGGTACTGCGGTTGCTCTCGCTCACGCGCAGCCTGCTGGGCCGGACCGCCGCCTCGCTGCCCTTGCTCGCCTGGAACGCCATTCCGTACGAAACCGATGTCGGCGTGCAGATGGTGCGGGAATCGATCGCCGATCTCGCCGCGGTCGCCGCCAACAACATCACCGTCTTCGCCGCGCAGACGGCCGATTCAAATCCGCTCAACGCCAGCTACGACCCGGCCACCGGCATTTTCAGCGGCGGCGATCCGGAGCATCGCGACCAGCCGGACCTGCTTCGCTATGGCCGCATCGGGGCCTTCGCCGCCGGCCGCGTCGCGATCGCGGGCGGCCTGAGCGACACGATCCCCGCCGGCGCCCTGCCGGCATCCGGGCTGCCTGCAAGTGGCGGTCCGCTGATCACGCATGTCTATCGCGCCTCCGACACGAACATCATCCTCACCATCCAGCATGATTCCGGAAACGACCTGATCGTGCCGCTGCAGGCGCAGAATGGTGCTGGCTTTGCGGTGATGGATGGCGGCAGCGTCGCCAGCCCCGGCAACATCATCGCCGCGACCGCGGCGGCGCGGGTGGATGCGACGCATGTCTCGGTGACGCTCGCGTCTGGCATCACCAATCCTTCCGCCGAGGCGCTGTTCTTCTACCCCTATGGCAGCACGCAGATCGGCCGCGGCGACGCGGTGACGGACAACGCCTCGCTGCTGCCACCCCCCGCCAACTGGGACATCGCCGGCGATCTCGGCACCGCCTGGTCGATCAACATGCCGCTGCAGGCGACATTCTATCCCATAACGCTGTCCAACCAGCCTTATTGATTTCAGCCGTCGTGGGGTTTGATCCAGCGCAAGCAAGGCCAGGGGGCTTTGCCCCCTGGACCCCCACCAAAGGCACAGCCTTTGGAAACGAGTCCGGGTCGGTGAAGAGAGGGGCCTTTTGCGTTCGTTTCAACGCCCGTGGCTGTGAAGGCTCCTCTCTTCACCGACCGGAATCGTGTTCCAAGGGCTGTGCCCTTAGTGGGTGGACGTCGCGCCGAAGGCGCGCGTCCCGCGCGACGGGCCAAAGCCCCCTGGCCTTGCTTGGGCACAACCAAACACCACGACGGCTGGAATGAAGGGTCTTAACATGGAGTCAGAGGTTGCGCTGCTGCGATCCGATGTCGCGGCGATGCGTGGCGACATCGCCAAGTTTCGGCAGGACTACGTGGTGCTAGATGCCCGCGTGGACGCGCTGGAGAACTGGCGCGAGCGCTATCTGTCGCAGGAAGACCAGGTCTTCTCGAAGCTGTTCACCAAGGTCGACGAACTGACGGCGGCCTTGAGCGAATTGCGGGTGCAACTTTCGCACATGGGCGGCGAGCGCGATGCCGAGCGGCGCGTGACGATCATGATCGTTAGCCTGCTCTCCGCGCTATGCGGCGGATTAGCGGCGAATATCCTGCATTTTCCAGGACATTGATGATGGATAGTTTTACCCGTTGCATCGCCTTCACGTTGGCGCAGGAAGGCGGCTTTTCCAGCAACGCCGCCGATCCGGGCAATTGGACAGGCGGCGCCGTCGGCAGCGGCGAATTGCGCGGCACGAATTTTGGCATCAGCGCGGCCGCCTACCCATCGCTGGAGATCGCGCATCTTACCCAGGCGGAGGCGGAGGCAATCTACCGGCGCGACTACTGGGACAAAATTGCCGGTGACGAATTGGCGTTTCCGCTGGCTCTCGTCGCGTTCGATGCCGCGGTCAATGCCGGCATCCGCCGGTCGATCACCTGGCTGCAGCTGGCGGCCGGCGCCAATCCTGACGGCGTGTTAGGAAATGCCACGATCGCCGCCCTCAAGATGGGCAATCCGCAACTGATCGCGCGCGAAGCCTTGGCGCGACGGCTGGAATTTTCCTCGCATCTGCCAAGCTGGGGTACTTTCGGTCTCGGCTGGACGCGTCGTGCACTGGCGCTGGCTGCGATAATTGGGGATTAGCAAGAAAGCGGTTCCTTTTTGAAAAAGAGAACCGAAAAACTTTCATTCAACGCGGGTCCATGTCCTGCAGCTACCAACGCCCGCAGGACCAAAAGTTTTTTGCTTCTTTTTTTCAAAAAAGAAGCGCTTCCCCTCTTTCCGATATCGCCTACCAAACAAGGATATAAACACGATGTCAAATACTCTGGACGAAGTCGAAACCGGCCTGAACCTCGCCGGCGCTGCTGGCGCAATTTTCGGCGGTCCGATCGGCGCTTCCGTGGATGCGGCGCTGCCGGCCGCGGAGAGCGTCGTAAACGCGGTGGCGGGCGAAGCGCCGCACCAGTCGGCGCTGACGGACATCGCCAACGCCGTCTCCGCGGCGGCGCCCGTGGTGACCGCCGCCAGTGCTGCGATTTCCCCAAGCACGGCGACGCAGGTGGCCAGTGGCGTGGCCGCGCTGCAGGCGGTCGTCACCTTCCTCAAGGCGATTCTGTAA